GTAATCAATGGACAGATTAGTCACTCACTTAATGACATTTTTAATAAGTTCTAATTTCCTTTAGGATTTTTTTAACCAATTCATTAATACCTTCGTTTTTGGAAGTATTTTTTTTTGGTTTATAATGAGTCATTTTTGGTTTGTTTCCCGTTCCTGATTTAGAATGTGATTTCTCGGCAGTTCTTTTTTGTTGACACGCTGACCTTTTTTGTGAGTCAGTCATTTTTGAAGCAACTCCTGCCGCCCTACATTTTGGGTATCCCTTATCGGAAGCTTCGGGTCTACCACAAGGAGGATGTCCCCCACCCTCTTTTTTACGACATATATTAACCCAAGGACCTTTTGGTTGTTTACTACCTTTAGGTTTTTTCTTAGTACCGAACCAAACAGCCAAGTCCTCCCTTAAAACATCCTTAATTATGTCCCTGATGTTTTCGTTCTTCGGTGTTTTACCTAATGGATTAATTGGTCCATTACTACTATTTAAATTATTACCATCATCGTCAGTATCGGTGGGATGATCCTTAATATATTTAGATATTTTTCTTGCCTTTGTTTCCATTTTCTTTATCTTGTTCTTTGGGGTTGACATTTTACCATCATAACTATCATAAGCCAATTCAGCGTCATCGTATTTAGAGGTTGGTATATAGAAAGGTTGCATTTCTTGCTTATCAAATTCCCTAACACCCGGTGATAATGGTGCTTGGTACTTACCCGATGATGAAGATGTAACTGTAGCCTCGTTTAATTTTTTGTTACTCATTTGACTTAATGATTTGTTATTTCTATTTTTATATAAATATCTTAAAAAACGAATTGTTATGATTTACAAAAATTTTAAATGGAATCCTGAATTAACCGAAGAATTTTCTAAAATGGTATTGGATAATTATGAATTAATTGATAATATTGAACAAGCAATAATGATGTTTATAAAATCAAAAGTATATGCAGGAAAATAATCCGTACGCAGTTTTATTTGGTAGTGTAGAATTACACTCAGAAGAACATATAGATTTAATTTTGGGTGTTATGGATAAAGAACACGCCAATTATTACTTGGTGGAAGCCGTTAGATACGCATATCAGAGGGGGGTATATAGTTTCGCTGAAGTTGAAGTCATATCCAAATCAATAAGAATATTATCTAAAACGGAAGAACCAAAAGAGGGGGGTTAAATTACCTTATTAGATTTACGAATATTATCCTCACCCCACATAGGTTGGAGATTATTTAATGACCAACATTTCATAAATTCTTCATCCCCCATTTCAGTAATACTAAACGATGAGATGGGTTTAATGTGATCCACATGCCATTCCCCGTAGTTATCCCAAGTTATATTCTCAGTGAATTGATTTTCTAAATGTTCCATTAGTTGTTCTGGGTCATATTTTAACACATCAAAATAATGTTTGTTTTTTTCCACATTATTTTCTTTTAATACCTGATATATTGCGGTTCTGAAATAAGAGATTAGTCTATAGAGGGGGTTAGTATCTCTAAGATGTTGCTGATAGTCACGTTTGGTCTTTCTAATTTTATCTATATTTTTTTCTCGGTATTCATCCATATATTTTTTTCTGTGGTCTTTATTTTGTTCGTACCAAATTTTGGATTTATTGGATGTATATTCTTTATTACCGTCTCTCCATTTTTTATCCGCCACTTTTTTACCTCCTATATTTCTTCTCCCTGATGGTCCTAATTTAACACCATTTTCTTTAAGTATTCTTAACACTTGTTGTTTATTTAATCCTATTTTTTCCGAAATTGTTTGACTCCCAATCAAATCCTCATTATACATCTTAAGGATAGTTTTAATTTCTTCTTCTGATGGAATATATTTCTTCATATATATAAATATAAGATATTAATCCAAAAAACATATAGTTCGTAAAAATATATAAAAAAAGGGACAATTTCTTGTCCCTTTTCAATATTACATAGATAATTGATTATCTCAATTCTCTCAAATCAAACGTTCTAACTCCATCAACGGTAATGCGGCCATAAAAGCGATTATTTACCATTTTTTTTGCGTATCTTGTCATAATCCCTTTAATTGGTGTGAAATTAAATGGATTGTACATAGTTGGTGTTAATTGTAGAGGTACGTACGGTGCGTAGATGTAACCTGTATCAAGTAACGATGTACCTTTGTGACCGATTAACACTTGGTTAGCCGGGAAGTAAGGATCACGGAACACTTGGTAACGACCAGCTAATGTACCTACTCTTTCAATACCCATGTTGTACTGATCTTGCTCTGGTGAAGCATTTGATACGTGGAAATATTCCAAGTCATCAAAAATTGCAGAAACTTCAGAAGAAACTACGATCCAATTAGCACCACCACGAAGAGTTGACTTGTGAATTTGAGCCGACAATTGGTTAATTGCAGTAATCAAAGTCTGATTCCAATCTTTTTGAGTGTATTGAGTTAATGGATTAGATGATGTTCCTCTTTTCCAACCGTTGTAATCCCAACGTAGATTCCAAGCAGCTCCTTTACGTAAGTCACGTAAAATTTCACGGTCAATCTCAGCCGCTACTTGTTCTGACAACAATGCCGTCAATTCAGCCTCAGCGTCGATGTTATGGAAAGCCGCAACGTCTTGAGCTAACTCAGGAGACCATTGTGCTCTTAGTTTTCTTTCAGTAACAGATACAGTAACAGATTGAAGATCGAAAGAAACCTCTCCGATTTCATCTTCAAATTCCAATGACTTATATCTTCTGAAGATACATCTAAATTGAGATCCAGTAGTAACAGTACCAGCAACAGTTAAAGTTAAACCTGAGTAACCGTCTAAAGAAGCCGCTCCAAGAGCACAAGGAACTTGTAGGTCAACTTCTAAGTAAATAGTACCGGTTGAATCACATATATCGTAATAAGAACCGCCATTTCCTGTTGATGACCAAGTTGTTGATACTTGTTGCCCGTATTGTACGATACCTTTACCATATTTTTGAGTAACAACTCTAAATAATAAATCACCAGTTCCCATACCTGAGAATGCTCCAGTAGTTATTGCTTGAACTCTTAAATCTGAAAGGAAAGCCTCACTATCAATTTCTTGACCGTCAGGACCGATTAATTTACCTTCACCTACGTTAGTGAAACCTGTTAAAACAATTAATGCTTTTCTGTAAACAGGACCTCCGTCAGCGCCTGTCGCAGCGACAGTACCACCTGTTGTACTGTAAGCGGTAGGTACTAATACTCCATTTGACCAAGCAACTGTAGTAGTATCGGTAGATGTAATAGCGGTATACGCACCTTTAGAATAATCAAAAAGACCAGGAGGATCCAAAGTTGGTTCATTTCCTTCATAAAATCTGTCATAAAGGTTTTTATCGTTTGCTCCATATGCTGCTTGTGATTCTGCAAGTGTTGGACCATTTGGTGCTCCTACAGGACCAAAATGTGCGTTTTCGTTAGAACCTGCAGCTTGGTAACCTTGGATTTTAGGTACGAAGTAGAACAATTTACCAATTGGTAAGTTCATCGCTTGTACTGATACGATTTCGTTCGCTAACAATTTAGAGAAAACACGTCTTACGATTGGGAAAACAACTGTTTCAAAAGCTCCGTTAGAAGATTCTGAAGATGCTTCGTTAATCAAGAAAGATGCTTGGTTTTCATAAAGTTGTGCAACGTTTTCTTTTAGGTGGCCTTTAAGACCTTCTAGGAACCCTAATTTGTCCCATTTGTTAATTGTATCTTCTTTGATAACCTTAAGGTGCTTAAGACCGATGTTACCAACAAGACCTGATTCTAATAATGCTCCCATTATATTTTAGTTTTTAGTTTTTATTGTTTATGTTTATTTTATTTTACTCATTAGATCTTTCATTCTTAAGAACTGAGGATTCTCATACGTTTTTGATTCAATCAATGTAGAAGCCGAACCTGATGTAGGTGTTTTATCGATTCTCGTTTCAATTGACTCTGTAATAGACCCTTTAGTTTTTGTTGAAAGTTCGTCCTTTATTGTTTTATACAAATTCTTAGATTCTTTTATAGTTTCAACACCGTCAAATCTTCTTAAGATGTTTATTTTTTCTTGTTTTGAAGTTGAGTGTTCTGTGAACAATCTCGTAGCGTACGCTAAATTTGAATTAAAAATAGCAACTTCATTAAGTTTATCTCTAAACACATTAAGAGCTTTACGATATTCTTCGTTCTTTTCTCTTAAAATTTGCACTTGATTAATGTTTCTTTGTTCTTCAATACTGATATTTGCTTTGGAGTGAGCTCTTGGTTTTGGTAGACCGCCTTTTCTGAAATTTGAACCGTTACCCAATGTACGTGAAGCTTCTTTGGTTTCTTCTTTAGATTTACCTGAAACAAACATAGATGAAGGTTTCCCTTTATCCATCATAGTACCTTCTTTGGTTTCTTTCTTTACAGGTTTGTTAAAAATTGTACTTTTAACTTTACCCATTCCGACACCTTTAGTACCAGTTTTCATAGTTTCTTTGAAACCGCCTTTAGAAGTTGGTGATGACTTATAAGAGAATTTAGAAGGTTTTCCGATTTTTGCTCCCTTACCAATTTTTGGTTTAGTAGATTCCATTTGGAAATCATCTTCATCTTCTTCTTCAAACATATCTTCGTCTTCATCATCAGAATCCATTTCAATTTCATAGACAACTTCTTCATCATCCACATCAATTGTTTCACCTTCGTCAAAAACTTTTGATATAATACTATCAATGTCGTCATCGTCAGATTCATCAATTTCTTCTTCGTCAGATTCATCAATTTCTTCTTCGTAAGATTCGCCATACTCTTCTTCTTCGGACTCACCCATTTGGATTAGATATTCAGAATCTTTGTTTTCGTCTGTTAGATGAATTTGGTCATCGTCTTTTTTAACGATAATACCATCTTTTTC